GCCCGCCCCGGCCCCCCCCCCCCTAAATTGTTGGCTTTTACCGCTTTAGACTTGGCCTCGCGCGCTCTTTAAAACGCTGGTCTAAGCCGCCGCCTCACCCATGGCGATCGCCGCGCAGGCGAGGTCGTGATCCATCTGAAGGCCGAGGAAAAACCCTGGGGAAATCCCAAGCGCCTGCCCGAGCAAGATCGAAGTGCGGGCGGTCACGGAGCGCTTGCCGCGCACGATCTCCGAGACGGTCATCGGGCCGCATCCCATCTTCTTCGCGAGCTCGCGAATCGTCAGGCCCATGGGAATAAGAAACTCCTCGCGCAAGATGTCTCCTGGCGTGTTGGCGGCGGGTCCAAGCGGGATGGTGATTTTGGTTTTCATTGCCTAAGCCGATGAGTGGCTTCCCCGTTATTTCGCAGATTTGCTTTTGTAGATCATCGCGGTGACCAAAGCCACTAGGCTGCCGAGAAAAACCCCAAAACCCGTCAATCCTTTGCCAAAATACACAAGCGCGCCTCCTAGGAATATCCCCGTCATGCAAATGGAAAAGCCGGTCAGAAGCCCGGCTTTTTCCATCCACATGCGATGGCGCAAATCTTGGGATTCCAGAACCAGGCGGTTGGTTTGCTCGGCTTGGGCCATTTCCAAGATGGTGCGAGCCGCTCCGGGGTAGATGTGGTCATACTCCGCCATGGCGGCAGGAGGCGGCAGCGGTCCGCTCCAAGTGGCCTCAACCCGCCGCTCCTGCACGGCCAGAAAAGGCTGCTCAGGAAGCGAGGGACTCCGATCGCCTGGCATGAGACTCCAATCCGAGCTCAGGTTGCACAGCGGCTAACTCTTGCGGGTATTTTTGCAACCCCAAGGACAAGTCAGCCCCCACGGCGTGCCAATCGCGGGCGAGAGAGTCTTTGATAGGCCGGGTTAAATACGAGGGCTTCGGCCCAGCCTGCACGGTCAGCACCGACCCCAAGCCAACCAGAAAAAAATGCACAGCGTTTTTTAATTTCGCCATGCGGGGAATGTGGTGGCAGGCATAGGCTCTGGCAAGCCGGGAGAAGGGATTTTTTTGGCTTTACTCGCACCAGTTTCTTTTAAGGGTGGGCTCAAGCGTTGTGAGGCCAGTTTAGCTGTAGCCCGTTGCAGCCTTCTTCCCGCTTTTTCTCCCTTAAGTAAATCGGCCACGCTCGAGTAGCTACGATCAGTGGGATATGGAACTGTTTTTTTAAGAGAACTCTTCATTTGAAAAACATAGGGAAAGTAAAAATCAACATGACGCTTTGAGACTCTAAATGACTTAGAAATTGTCAACCATGCGAAATCACAGCCCCCAGAACGCCTTCGCCTCTTTTTCCCGCACCGCCCGCGCGTATTTTTCCTCCACCATGCGCGGGGAAGAATGCCCAAGGAAGTAAGCCGTCTTAGCCGAATCCTGCCACATAGCCCGGTGCATCGAGGCCGCCGTGTGGCGCAGACAATTCTGTGGCCACTCATGCCACCCCATTGCGTGAGCCAGCTCCGTGCGGTGCCGCTTAATGTGGTCCTCGTCCAGACAATCCCATGTTTTCGGAAGGTGCCGCTTCAATGCCGGCAGGATCGGAACGAAGCGCGGCCGTGGCTCAGCAGCCGTGGACTTGGTTTGCGGCACGAAAATCTCAGCCTCCTCGATATGCTCCGGAAGCGCGCGCCCGACCTCCGAGATCCGCATCCCCCCAAAGACACCCAGCACCAGCCATGCACGCATCCGGTCATCCCCCGCCGTCAGCTCCAACAGCCTCCGCACCTGTGGCACCGTTAGCAAGTGGTGAACCGGAGCCGCCTGCGGCCGCTCCGCCCGTTGAACCGGCGAGCGATCCAGATGCTCGTAGCGCACCAGCCAGTTGAAAAACAGCCGGAGATAAACAAACCCCTGTTGCCGCGTCGTGCCCACCCACTCCTTGCGCGCCAGAAAAGCATCGATATCCCGAGGCGACACCGCTGCCAACGGCATCCGTCCCTGAGCCTCGACATAGTGGCCGATCCACCACTTCGTAAGCCGCGCATTGCTCCCGCGAAGTTTCGGCAGGCGGAGCATCTGAAACTCCCGCCACCCCTCCGCCACCGTCTTGCCAGACCCGGCAAACGACTCCGTCCCCTTCGCCTCCAGTTGACGCAAAATCTGGTCGCGGTAAGCCACCGCCGCCGCAGGCTCATCAAAGAAAGCCCTCTTCCGCTTTCCATTTATTTTCGACCAAACGCAGAACTTTTCCACCCCTCGCACCATCGCCCGCTGAATCGAAGCGGTGTTTTTGTTGCTCCGCGTTGCTTGGCCTGTTGGCACTGTTGGCACGATGTTGGCTTTTTTAGGCATTTAGAGCAATCAAGCGCAACCCAGAGAAACATCAACAAAAAACCCGCAGAAGCACACTAGAAGCGCCTCTGCGGGCATTTAAGAAGGGAGCCGACGACGGGATTTGAACCCGTGACCTATCGATTACGAATCGAAAAACGGCATTTTGTATTCAATGCTTTGCGCGGCTGTTGGCACGGCGTTGGCTCAACGGCCGGAAAATGGCCACCTCGCGGATGCCGTTGGAGCACTTGGCGCGGATCATTTTTTTCTCGAAAGATTTTTGCGTGGTCAGCGTTTTCATTTGAGAACTGACCGTTGCGAGCGATTGGCCTGATTCGGCGGCGATGCTGGCGATGGTCTTCCAGCCTGCGGCTTCGTAGGTGCCCAAGTTGTCTTCTTTCGTGCTGGCGTAGTATTTCGACCAAGCGGCGCTTAGATCGGGAGAAGCCAGGGGTTCCCTTTTTTTCGTTCGCATAGGTTTACGGTTAGAGCGGTGTCGCAGTAGTGGCCCCACGCAAAGCCTTGAGACCACGCTAGAGTGGCGCGGCGTTCGGCGGCGTAGGGCATGTCGAAGTTGGCGAGCATCCCGACGCAGTAGCCAGAGGCGCCGTCGATGTTGCGGGCGCGCTCCCAGCCGACGCGGTGGAGGTGCGCCATGACCACATTGCCGTAGGTCTCGGCGTGGTCGCGGATGGCCGATACATTAAACATCGAGCCGTGGACGAATTTCGTGCCGCCGAGCTCGACATAGTTGCGGATGCCGTAGGGGGTGAGCGGGGCGCGGAGGGCTTTGGCGGTCTCTTCGATTTTTTGGATCGTGAGGTTCGCGGCGTAAGCGAGAAGGGCGTTCGGGCTTTTGGAAAATTTCCAGAGGCGGGCTTCGTGGTTTCCGCAGAGTATTTGGTTTGGCTCGAGTTCGTGCAGGAATTCGATGCCGGCCATGAGGTCGCCCGCGACATCGGCGGCGTGGTCGGAGTCGTTGCTGTCGCGCACGGCTCCGGCGCGGAAGGCGGACAGGTCAATGAAGTCGCCTAGGTGCAGGGTGGTGTGGGGCTTCCAGGCTTGCTTGAATTTCAGCACGGCGGCGCGGGCTTCGGGGTCGATCTCGGCGCCGTGGCTGCATCCGACGGCCATCCACTTTTTCCATTTCTTAATTGGCGTCATGGGAGGTCGGGGATTTCGTTGTCTTTGCGGAGTTCCCACAAATAGGAACGGACTTTTTCGAGCGTGTCGGGGCAGGCTGTGCGGGTCCGGCCTTCTTCGTCGCGCCATTCGCGGAATTCCCCTCCCCCGTATTTAAGGAAGGAGCGGATTTCGTTGAGGAGATCGTCAATAACTAGGATCGCGTCCATTCCTTTGACCGCCGCGATGTGTTCGGTGCGTTCTTCGGGCAGGGTGAATTCGAGCGTGGCTTTCAAGCGGTTTCCTCCTCGTCGTCTTCCTCTTCTTCTTCGAGCGGCCAGAGAATATCCTCAGCCTCGCGGGCGAGGTTTCGGGCGGCGTGGGAGTTGCCGAATTTGAAATCCATGTCGTAGGTGGTGCCGGCGTCTTCCCACGAGACGACGCACACGCCGACCTCGAAGTGCTCGGCGAGGATTTGGCGGACTTGGAGCATGACGGCCTCGCGGTCTTTCGGCGGGGAGGCTTTGGCTTTTCGGCTCATGCGGCGCGATTGAGGGCGGCGAGAAGGGCGGCGTGGGCGGCGGGGCTGCAATCGTCTTTGCGGCCGGGGGCGACATCGGCGTGGCGGATGATGTTTGAAAGTGAGATGTGGAATTCATCCATGAGCGGCAGGAGGTATTCCACGGCGCTGAGGATGGCGTCGTCGCCGAGCGGGGTCTGGTAGGTGTCCCCTTCCCACGCGAGGCCGATGGCGAAGGTGTTGGCGTCTTTGCGGCCTTGCCACGAGGAGACTCCGGCGTGCCAGGTGCGCTGGCTGGGCAGGGCGAGCACGGTGCGCTTGCCGTTGCGGGCGATGATACAGTGATACGAGACTTTGCTGACGGGGTCCATGCACCACGAGACTGATCCCGCGTAAGCACCGGAGGTGTGGTGAAGGACGATGTGGGTGGGCTTGATGACGCGGCCGGCCGAGACATTCGGCGTCTTGCGGTTGGTCTGCGGGTAGAATTTAGCGGGCGCTGGCGCTGGCTTTGTTTTCTTGGGCGGCTCGACTACGGCCTTGGGCACTGGCTCGGCGGGCGGTTGGGCCTTGGGGAGCATTCGGCGGAGGAAGTCGAAGATGTGCATTACTTGTCGCGGAGGGTGCGGGCAGGGATTTCGGGGAGCTGGTAGGTGAAGCGGCCGTAGTCGGTTTCGAGCGAGACGCCGAGGGTTTCGCACCCTGTGAGGAAGGCCATGGCGAGGCAAAGCCAGCCGATCATGAGCAGCAGCGCCGCGACTTGCTTGGGCGTCATTTCTCTTTTCGGAAAACTTCGATGAGGCCGATAACGGCAATCACGCCTGCGGTGATGGCGTTGACGGCTTCGGGGTCGAGGTTGATTCCTGCGAGCCCGAGGAGGATGGCGACGCCGCGAATGGTGCTCGGTTGTTTGAGATTAGAGAGCAGTGCTTTCATGCCCAAGCGGGCATGTCAAAGGATCACGGGCGGGCGGCGAGGATTTGCTCGATGCGCTTGGTGCGTTCGTCGATGCGGGCCAAGGTCTCGGCGCGGTCGGCGGCGACGCTTTCGATTTTTTGCAGGCGGGCTTCCTGCTTTTCGTTTTCGATCTCTACGCGGCTGACTTTTTCGGGAAGAATCCACCAGGCTTGCGAGATCGAGAAGACCGTGGCAACGAGCGCCAGCGCGGCAATTGCCTCGCTGACGCTCAGTCTGACGCCTGGGCGGTTTTTCACTTGCTCTAAGCTCATTAGCTTTGGGATTGAGCTAAAAGAGTGCCCACAATTTGCGTCGTGGCACAATTTGCCAGGCGGTCGGTGTTGAGCGCCGAGACTTTGGTGAGTTCGCTGCTGAGCTCGGAGCGGACGGCCGAGGCCACGGTGGCGGCGCTTGGCGCGGTGGCTCCGCTCACTGGGGCATCGAGGCGGGCGAGTTCGACCGAGAGTTCGGTGCGGACGGCGCTGGCGTTTTGCGCGGCGGTGGGGGCTGCTGTCGGGGCGGTGTAGTCTGCCGAGGCGAGGCGGCTGCTGATGGTTTGGTCGATGCGCGAAAGCTCGGTGGTGAGTTCGCTGCGGACTGCTCCGGCGACTGTGGAGGCCGATGGGGCCGAGGTCGTGGGGATGCTGTCGAGTTTTCCGCCGGTGCGCTCGAGGTCGGAGCGGATCGCGGCGACGAGGGCGATTTCATCCACATTGCTGTTGCCGATCGCGCCGACGATGGCGTTGAGGACTTGCTGGCCGTCGCCTTCGTTGAGGATCGAGGACTCGACCGCTGTGGCGATCTCGGCGGCGGTTGGCGGAGTTGTCGGCGCGACATAATCCGCATCGGCGAGACGGCTCGAAATGCTGGCATCGATGCGGCCTAGCTCGGTGGCGAGTTCAGTGCGGATGTCTGCCACGGTGGGCGCTGGGGTTGGCGCTGTATAGTCTGCATCGGCCAAACGGCTTGAGATGGTGGCGTCGAGGTTGGCGAGCTTCGTGGAGTTCGCATCGAGTTCGGTGCGGATGTCCACGACGCTCGGCGCGGCGGTTGGGGCGGTATAATCAGCGGCCGCGAGGCGGGTGCTGATGGCTTGATCGATGCGGCCGGTGATTGTGCTGGTGAGGCCGACATCGGCGAGGGCGGTGTCGGCTTCGCTGTTGACCTGCGCGGCGGTAAGGGTCGAGCGGGTGGAGACGGCGGCATCGAGGTTTTCGACTCCGGCGCGGCCGAGGACCCAGAGGCTCGGGATGTGCTGCGCGTCCACGGTTGAGTCTGTCGTTTTGAATATCGCGGCATACTCGCCCTCGGCGCTGTTGTTGGTGGAAAGTGTGTAAGCGTAGAGACCGCCGCCAATGGCTGTGGCGCTGTCGCCGGTGACGATTTGCGTTCCTGAGGGGTCGTAGATGTCGATGGTGACGGTGAGGCCGGTCTTGCCTTGTTTGCTGGCTGTGAAGAAAGCCAGGAACTTAACGGATGTGGATACTTGTTCGAGCATGGTGGTGGGTTTTTAGATTTCTTCTGGTTGTGGGATGAGGGCGATGGCGTCGGCCATGGGGATGATGGCGACTTGCGGGAAAAGTTCGGCGGGGAGATGCGCGAATCCCTGTGCGTAGAGTCCGCCGGGGCCGGTCTCGGTGAGGAGGTCGGCGCAAAGCATGAGACGGCCATCGGTGAGCGGCACTGGCGCGGCGACATGCTTCGGATTGCCGTATTGCGCTTGGACTTCGCTGAGCGTGGCGGCCTGCTCGGGCGTGAGGATGATAGCGAGATCGCGGGCGGTCTCGTAGCTGATGGCCTGGGAAATGAGGTCGGCGAGTGTCATGGGATGGCGGCGGCGAGGTCGGACATGAGTGTGCTGACGCGGTTGTCGAGGGCGGCTAAGTTAATATCCTCGCCGATGGAATAAAATGAGAGGCGCGAATTGCTATAGAATGTTGATCCGTTTGTTCTAAAAACATGAATATCTCCAGACAATGGCGTTACCGATGATCTTGTTACAGTTTGATTCCCTTGCTTTGCGCGGAAAATGTAATTAGAATTATTGTTTCGACTAAGACCTATCAGCCCAGTAGCATCTCCTTTGTTAGAAATATTATCAAAGTTTGTTCCAGATGCTGAGTTTCTGCTTCTCGATGTAATGTTTGCAGTAGCTGAGCTTCTTACAAAATAAGTCATTCCGTTTGTAGAGTTTCCCGCACCAATATAAGCTGGCCCACCATTTGATTGCGCAGTTGTCGCGTAAACGCACATATGCTGATTATCTTGCGGCTCAGCATTGTTATTGCGTCCTGTATTTAAATACTTTGATGATCCGTTTCCTAATAAACCATTAACACGATTGTAGTCGCCAGATACAAAATTGAAATTAGTGGGGGCTGTTCCTGCAAGTGGCTTTAAAGCACCGGATAGCGTGCGGGCCCCGGCGAGGATGCAGGAGGCTTTTATCGCGCTCCAGATGCCGTCGGATTTGCAGCCGAGGACGAATGATTCAACGGCGGTGATGACTCCATCTTCCAACTGTTGGCCGTCGGCGGATTCCACGGCGAGGATGTAGGCATTGGCGTCTGCGTCAGTAGAAACTTGGCGGACTTTCGTCGGCACGCGCAGCGGGGAGAGTTGGCCGTAGAGGGGACTAAGCATAGGTCAGGGTGGCGCGGTCGTTCCACGAGCCGGTTGCCGAGGCTTCGGTGGAGGTGTTGCCGTCTTGGCTGAAAATGGTGCGGGAGATTTCCCATTGCTCGGCGTCGTAGATGGAGCCGGTGCCGGGGACATCGGAATACAGCAGGTATCCGAGATAAGTAGTGTCGCCGTCGGCATCGAAAATCCACACGCGGTCGGGAGCGTCTTTGGCTCCGGCGAGGCGATACACCTCCCCCGTGGAAGGGTTGCGGCTGTAGATTCGCCGGTCACTGTGGTTGACGCAAATCTCGCCGAGCGAAAGCTGAGAGGTCGTCGGAACTGCTCCGCTCTGGACCGACTTTTTCGGGATGATTGTGGGATTTGGCATGGGCCGGATTTATTCAGCGGAGATTTTAGACTCCCCCCGCTTGGCGAGGCGGCATGGGCCGCCCCGCCGGGGAGTGGGTTGGTTGGCTACTAGTAGCTGCCTCCATCAATCGTGCTCTCGAGCGCGGAGATACGATTTTCATGGTCCAGAACATCGGCCTCGAGGTCGGTCAGGCGGCTGTCCGCGCTGGCGTTTTCGAGGGTGGTGATGCGGTTGCTGAGGCTGGTGTCCGCTGTGGCGCGTGTGGATGCCTCGGCGTCGATGTTCGACTGGAGAGTCGTGTCGGCATTTGCGCGGCTGGTCGCTTCGGCCGAGACGGCTGCGATGCGCGCGGTTTCCTCGGCGCTGATCGCCGTGGCGTTGTCGATGATGTCTTGCTCTGCGGCAGAAACACGGCTGGTCAACGCAGTCGCGGCTGTCTCCACGCCATCGATGCGGAGACCGAGGGCTGTGTCGCCGGACTGGCGATCCGAAACTTCTTGAGCGAGGGCAGCGTTATTCGAGAGCACATAGCCTGCGAATGCCTGGTCGTTGCTCGTGTCGATACTCGTCACTAAATCGACTAGCTCTTTGAAAGAATCCTTGTCCTGCTCGGAAAGGGCGAGGATCGAATCGATGCGGCCTTTTTCAGTCGTGATTTTGCCGTCGAGGACGGTGTCGGCTGCTTCACGAGCGGATTGCTCGGCGCTGACGGCCGCGATGCGGGCTGTCTCCTCGGCGGAGATGTCAGCAGCAAGGTCGCTCTCGGCTCCCTGGGCGCGGGAGATTTCCGCGTTGAGGTTGTTGGTCAGCGTGCTGTCGGCTGCTTCGCGGGCGGATTGCTCGCTTGAGACGGCGCTGTCGACATAGGTTTTCTTTGCGAAAACATGCTCGCCGCCGATGGCAAGGACGCCTTCGGCTGTGCCGATGAAGAGGGACTTGTTGAGGAGGTCCATCGCGAGTTCGCCCTGTTGGAGCGAAACTGGCGCGCCGGAACCGCGTTTGATTTTGAGGATGGGATTAGCCATGGCTTTTTAGGTGGTGGTGGTTGGGTTGGTGTTCGTGGGTGGGTGAGTGTCAAAAAGCGCCGGCGTCGATGACCGGAATCATGAGCGCGTAGGCGTTCGCCGTGGGCGACCAGCGGTAGGGCATTCCTTCGTCCATTGCGTGATACAGCCGGTCCGCTTTTCCGATGGATGGGAAGGCGGAGCGGCTGGGATACTCGACGACGACGGCGGGGAGTGTGAGATCGAAGCTCGAGAGGTCGAGCGTCTGCGTGAGGTTGCTCTCGGTGATTGTCGTCATTGGAAGGAGAGGCTTTCCCGGTTAGCCCACGAACCGATGGCTTGGGCGGTTGCTAGGACGCGGCCAGCAGCGTTGAGGGTGTTGCGTTTGATTGTCCAGGTGGTGGCGGTCTCGGGCAGGGCTGGCGCGGCGGGGCGGTCGGCGTTGAGGAGTCGGCCGCTGTAGGTGGTGAGGCCGTCGGTGGTGGCGTCGAAGGCGAAGAGGTAGAGGGTCGGATCGATGGGAGGCTGGACGCTGCGGAGACCGAGGGCGGTGCAAGCGATCTGGGTGCCTGCGGCGGGCGGGGCGTCGAAGGTGATCGTGCCCGAGGCTTCGCTCACGGTGTAGTCGGTGCCGGGGGCTTGAGTGACGCCGTTGAGGGCGACGAGGACAGACTCGGGATCGTTGCTGACGAGGCCGTCGATGGGGAAGGTGGTGGCGGTGCCGTCGCCGTAGCGTATCGTGGAGTTGATCGATAGGCCGGGGGCGCTGGCGATGATGAAATCCGAGAGGCCGGTGATCTGGTTCGCCGGGTGGGTGTGCGACTCGGGCGGGAACTCGGTGGGTTTGCCGGTCAGGCTGCTCCAATCGACGGGAGGCGAGACGGCGACGACGGCGCTGGCGAAGTCGGTGATGTCGGCCGCCGTGTGCTGGTGCGTGTCGAGCTGGGTCTGGAGGCTGTTGATGCTGGCGGCTGCTTCGGCGATGGAGTCGAGCGCGGCGGGGTCCAGATTGGCGGTGAGGTGGTCGATCCTGGCATCCAGTGCGGTGTCGGCTGCGGAAAGGGCGGCGAGGTCGGCATCGAGGCCGGTGATCTCGCTCTTGAGGTGGGTGTGCGCCGTGGCCGGGAAGGTGGCTGGCTTGTTGAGGACGCTGTCCCAAGTGGGAGGCGGGGCGAGTTCCGCAATGGCTTGCGCGGTGCGGAGCGGTGTCATCCATTTCGCGTTATCGGTTCCGGCCTCGGCTTCGGCTTGTGTGGCTTTGCCGTCGGGGATTGCGGCGGGGGTGCCCTCATCGCCGGTGATGACGGCGTTTTGGAGCTCGACCGCGAGGGTGGCCGTGCGGTGGGCGGTGCCGGGTGCGCCCCAGCGGATTTCGAGGAGGGCACTGATGGCGGCGGGGTTGGAAGAGAACGCGGCCTCGACCGGCGAGGTATTTAAATCAAGGGTGGTCTGACCGGGGGCCGCGTAAGCTAAAAAGTTGGAGTCGGAGAATTTGGCCTTGAGGCCGACGGCGGCGGTGGTGCCTGCGGGGGGCGTGGCGACTGCGCCGTTCTCGACATAGACGACCTCGATGGGGAGCGTGTCGCGGCGTTTGAGGACGATGCGGTCGAGCGCGACATTCGACGCGGCGGACTTGACGAAGCGCCGGTTTTTTAGATCGAGGAAAAGTTTCATGCCGCTGCCGAGCGGCGTGTGTCAAATCATTCGGGCTTCCGAGTGGCTCACGGAGCGGGAGGGAGCGGATTGACCGCAGAGGACACAGGGGACACAGAGGGCGCGGAAATGGATTCCCACTTGCCCATCGGGCACCGCTCGGTCGCCATGCGGAGCTTTGCCCAGGTGCTACAACCGCATTTGCGGCAACGGCCGGTGGCATTCAGCGCGGCGGAGTCCCACTCCGGACAGGCGCGGCAGGTGGCTTCTCGGGCGGCGAGGATTCCCGGCGGAGTGACGACGAAGCCGGAGCGGGCGAAGCGGTGCGCGGCGTGGCCGAAGCGGGCGAGGATTTCGGCGCGAAATGGAAAACCTTTTTCCATTAGGAAAATGTGACGCTTATTGTCGGTGTCGGATAAAATCCTGGGGGCCAGGAAGAAGGTCCAATCGGGAATTGATAGGCGGGGATCGATTGTCCGTTTACAGGAATTGAAAAAAGCTGGGGCGCAATAAAGCCATCTTCCGAAGTTGGCGCGCATTCTCGGGGAGCGGTGTATGAAACAATTTCACGATTTGAGCCGCTAACTTCGAAGAGGAGAAAAGAGAAAAAATCGCCAATAAGAGAAATCCTGATCCCCCCATCGTAAAAATCAGGTTCATAGTCCGGAGTGTCCGCGACCGAGCCATTCCATGCGTAAGTTTTCGAACCTTGTATCTGCGGAAACTCGCAACATACCCAAGAATTAGAGTCGGGATCATATTTATCACGCCCAAAAGTTGGCAAATCGTAAACCACCTGCACCTGCGTGGCATTTCGAATTATTGAAAGTAAAGGGGCTGCGATAAAAAGCCCTGTGCACAAATCAAATTCGTTACAACACCCGCACTCGACCGCGCGGAGGCCCCCGTCGGTCTTGATCTTGATGGCTCCGGAGGATGTGCGGCCGAGGGTCATGGGGAAAGCGGTTTAACCACAGAGGACACGGAGCACACGGAGAGGAAGGCAGAGGGCGGGTTTTGAATCTTTTTAAACATGTCTCTTCTTGGCCTCCGTGCTCTCCGTGTGCTCCGTGGTAAAAATCTGCATCAGCACGCCTCCGTGGCGATCCATTGGAGAACCCCATCCACCGAGCCGAGGACATGGGTGCCGCTGCTTGGCACGGCGGGGATTTTGAGCTTGCGGGCGGGGTGGCCGCCTTGGCCGATGGTGGTGGTGATGAGGCTCGGATCGGCCTCGAGGGCGGCGTGGACGAAGTTTTTCATGAGGTCTGCCGCACTGATCTGCACGGGGTAGCCGCCGCCGCTGGCTTGCTTGGCCTGTTTGGTTTTTTCTTCAAAATTGACGGGCAGCGTCATGTGTATTGAGTGTGCTCGTAAAGATCGAATCTAATAAGCACGGAAAGAATTGTTTCTTTAAAAAAACCAAAATTCACTTCTTGGACTTGCGGTTCATTAAATAATACATAACCTTTTGTAATATAGCCTCCACCCAATGAAAAAGGTATTTGCTCGCTAGTGTATGCTGCCGGAACAAGAACTCCAGTTCCCGCAGAGACTCCGAGTTTAGCGGCTTCGTCATTACTTGCAAAAACAAATACCTTAGGTGTATATGAATTTGGCAGTGATGCTAAAGGGATTTCTGAAGCCAACATTGTTTTTGTTAGAGTAACTCGTTCAAATAAACCTGGCCGGGTATTTCTTAATTCAGTCCCTCTGTTGTCGGTGATAAATATTGTAGCGTTTACATACTCAAAATTGGATTTTTCCAAGTAAGTTGATTTTGAGCGCCCGTAGGCGCTGACGATGTATTCGGTGAATCCGTCCTCGCGGCGGCGCTCCTGCACTTCGGGGAAGATTTTAAGGCCGTCGATGCAGGGGGATGAATCGCCGTCGGGCATGTCGTTGCCGACGGCTAGGGTGGCGCGGTGGGTGGCGGATTGGGAGGTGAGGCCGAGATAGGTCTGATCTACGCGCACGAGGCCAGAGGGGAAGGTGTTTACGGCTCGGCCGGGCTGCGGGATCAGGGCGGTAGGGTTGGAGGTTAAAATTGTGTGACTCATACGGAGAGCGCAGCGACTGGCAGCTTGGGTTCGATTTTTCCGACGAGGCTTTTGATCTCGCTGACGAAAGTCTTGATCTCGCCGAGGATTTTGCCGCCTTCGCCAGTCGAGATGGCGAGGTCCATGTTTTTCTTAAATTCGCCTTTGATGTTTTCGATGGATTTTGAGGCGTCGAGGGTGATGGTCTGCGGGGTGGTGCCGAGGCTGGCGATCTTGGCGGTGAGGTTTTCGAGGGAGGCGCGGCCGCCTTTTTCATCGATGGGCTGGATGCCGGTAAGCTCGCCGCGCTTGCTGGCGATGTGGGCGAGGATGGCATCCATCTGCTCCTTGCCGGTGGTGCCGAGCGTCTTGACCCCCAGCTCGCGGGCGATGTCGGGGAAGGATTTGTTTTTAAGATCCACGCCGATGTATTCACCGAATGCGGTGATCTCCTTCCGGGCGTCGGCGGTCTGCTCCTTGAGGCTTTTCACGGGCTTGGAGGGATCGACTCCTTTGATGTAGTCAAGCCAGGTGGCGAAGGACTTGGCGGCCTCGGCGGCTTTGCTGGCCTCGGCTTTGGCTTCGGCGACGGTCGTCTTGTCCACTTTAACGGCAGCGGCGGCGTTTTTGGCGTTGACGAAATTCGTGGCGAGCACTCCGGCTTCTTCTTTGGTGACGCCGAGGGTTTTCACATAGTCGTCGGTGAGCTTAGCGATCTCCTCGGTGGCTTTCTTTTGCTCGAGCTGCTTTTCAAGCGAGGCCACCAGTTCGGCATTCCCTGCGGCTTTGGCTTCGTTGAGCGATGTCTCAAGCCCTACAATTTCAGTTTTTAAAGCCTTAGATTCAGTTTCAAGTTTTTTGGCTTGTATCTTGTTTTCGAGGATACCCTTTTGTTTATCAAGCTGCTCGGCGAGCTGGGTATTGCCGTTGGCGATTGCTTCCGTTAAAGCCGCCTCTACGGTTGAAAGTTGCTCTGTGAGCGTGCCGGTAAGAGTAAGCGCCTGGTTGCCGGCGGCGCGCTCGGCATTAGTCGCGGTAGTGGCGGCGGCGACTTTTCCCTCGAGTTCTGCGACTTTGTTTTGCTGGGCAGCAATACCATCAAAAAGCGGGGGGACTTTTGCGTAATTCTTCTCAAATGTGTCGGGGAATGCTTTCCCGGCATTGACGAATTGATCCGCGATCCGGCCGCCTGCGCCTTTTAGTGAGTCTTCAATTTTATTGGCAGCGGTATTGGCATCATTTGCTGCTGTGTTTAGCTGCAAAGCGATTCCTTCAGTGAGCCAATTCCCAGCTAAAGCATTTGCAAGATTCCTTTGAATTGTGACCGATAGCTTGTTTGCTAAAAATTCAAACGAAGAAACGACGGTTGTAAATAAAGCGCCAGTGCTGTTGAAAATCTCGGCAAGGAATTGCCCGGCGGATTGAAAAGCGGCTATCAGTCTTTTGTAAATTTCATCGGCCGTCTGCATCGCCTGGAGCTTGAGGCTTTCCCAGAAAACCTCGAAGGCGAGCCCAGCTTGGCCGATGGAGATGGCATCCACGGCCGCTTGGAATCCTTTCATGGCCTGCTGCCCGCCGAGGAAGGCGTTGGCGAGGTTTTGGCCGACAGCGGCGGCGTCGATGCGCGAGAGGGCGCTGGTGATGGCGTCGATGGCTGGGAGGGCTTTGTCGAGTATGCCTGCGGCAAAGTCGCGGACCTTTTGTTGGATGATGAGGAACCGGTCGCCGACGGCGTCGAAGACATTGGCGCGGCGGTCCATGATATCGGCCATGCTGCCGACGGTGGCTCCGGCCTCGGTCATCTCGCCCGAGAAATTGGTGAGGAGTGGGAGGAGTTCCGCGCCGGATTTGCCGAAGATGTCGATGGCTGTGGCGGCGCGTTTGCTTGGGTCTTCGATGCTGGAGATGCCGGAGGCGACGAGGGCGAGTTGCTGGGTGGGTGTCTTCCCGGCGAGGTCTTCCAAGGAGACACCCATGCGGCCAAATGCGATGCTGGCCTCGGCGCTGCCTTCGTTGGCGGAGTTGATCTTGTCTTGGAGTTTGGCGAGGGCTGGGCCGACCTTATCCGCGCCCGCGCCGGTATTGTCGAAGGCGCGTTGGAGAAGGAGGAGATTTCCGGCCGTTTCGCCGGTGGAGGAGGAGAGATCGGAAAGAGTGCCGCCGAGGTCGAGGGCGGCAGAGAAACCATCCACGACTTTTTGCGCTGCGGAAAAAACGCCATTCACCACAGATCCAAAGACATTCACGGCGGCCTGACCGACCGCGACGGCTCCGGCCATTTTTAGAAAACTGCCATTGAACGACTCGCCGGAATCCGCTCCGGACTTCTCGATTTTTTTCAGCGAGTTCTGGATTTCGCTGAGACCGCGCTCGATGCCGTCTGTCTCGGCTCCGATCTTGACTGTGATTGCGTTTCCTTCGGCCATGGGATTAGGCGGCTTTCAATCCGGGGTATTTTGCCGCGAGTTCCGAGGTTTTCTGGAAGACTCCGAGGCGGAGGTTTTTCTTAAAAAAGTTCGTGCGGCCGCGCATGGCGGCGCGGAGGGCATCGACCACGCTGGGGGAGTATGTGCGGGAGTTTGTGATTTCGATGTGGAAGGCATTGCCCTCCTGCTTCTCAGAGCCTTTGGCGTTTTCGGGGTAGTCGCCGCTTTTCGTGGTGGCTTTGGCGACATAGTTTGGAACGGAGATTTCGATGCCGAGCTTTTCGGCGATCTGCACCCATGATTTTTTCGAGAGGCCACGGGCCTCCTTGCGGCGCTTCAGGGAATTTTTCATCTGAAGCTGGAGGGCTTTCCAGATCGTGTCTGGATATCGGTTTTTCATGAAGTAGCGCTTGCCGTTCAGCGTTCGCACCGGCTTGGCGTTGACATTGGCCTCGATGAGTTTGACCTGAGCGGCGGCGGTTTTTTTAGCGGCGGCCTCGAGGATGGACTTGGTCTCGGCGCGGATGATGTCGGCAAAAGAAAATCCGGTGATCCGCGACATCTCCCGCATGGCTCGGGAGAAGTCGCTCGTCACGACATTGATGCTTTGGGATTTTTTTGCCATCAGGTGATTTTTGCGAAAGCGGCGTCTATGGCAGCGAGGGAGTCAAAATCCACCTTGCGGGAATTGCGTGTCCATGTGCGCTTGCGGCCGTGGGCGGCGTCGTCGGCATGGATGATTTGGAGGCCTGCGGCGAAAGGGAGGTCTTCGAGGATTTCTCGGTAGCCCCAGCCGGTGATTCGAGCGATGCGGTAAACATAGCCTGCGAGCCAGCCGGGGCTGTTTAGTTTCCCGAGGCGGACTTTCCGCCTTGGGTCTCGGAGAAGCTGGCGAAGTATTCGTTGGTCCGCTCGAGGCAGAGCTTTTGGAGTTCGGCGATCTCGGAGGCGGTGGGATTTTGTTTTTCCATCCAATCATCCACGGCGATGGCGAAGCGGGAGAAGTCATTCACGACGGAGCGCACGGAGGCTTTTGGCGCGGAGTGGATGAAGGCGAATCCGCCGGAGCGCCAGAGGATATCCATCTCGGGGGATAGGATTTTGTTGCGCTGCATCCAGGAGATTTCCAGCGCGGCGGTGGGACGCATTTCCCAGCGGGAGAGTTTTTGAGGGCCGCTGGTCATGGCTTGCTCGCGGAGGGCTTCGTCGTCGGTGAGGAGGTCGTTTGTATCTGTCATGGTGTTTGTCGTTGGTTGGTGGTTAGAGAAATTTAGCGAAGCGCTTCTTGTCGGCTTCGGTGGCGTTTTCGGAGATGCTCACGATCTTGCCGTTGCGCTCGAAAACGATCTGTCGGGGGATGGCCTTGATGGCGGTGAGGAGTTGGTCGCGGTTGCGAAGGGCTGCGATCATGTAGGCCACGGGTGACTCGGGATTTTTCTCGATGAAATCCTCGCTGGCGAAGGCGCGCATGACCTCGTCGGCTTGCTGTCCGGTGGTGGGGTGCGCGGCTTTGAAATGGAAGACGGTGCTCTCGTCGCCGGATTCGCGCTTGATGCGAGTGGCTGGGGCTTTGTCGGATTCAAACTCGAAGCCGAGCGCCGTGAGGATGCTGGCGAGCTTGAGGTCGCGCGTGTTGAAAATGGCAATATGTCGTGGGTTCATTTCTCGTGGGGTGCGGCCGGGGAGCCGCTAGGCGACTACCCCGGCGCTGCGGGTGGGGGTTAGGATGCGGTCATCGAGGTGCCGTAGCTGCGGAGCGTCGCGCTGACGGTCTCGAACTGCTCGGCGGCGAAGCTTGTCTCCAAGCTGGTGCAGATGGTCGTGCTGCCGAGGGAGGTGCCTGCGGGCATCGTGATGGAGGCAGTGCCGCCAACGGTGAGAGAGAAGCTGCCGGTGCGCATGCCTTCGACGCTGACCTCTTGGATAGGCTCGCCGACTGCCACGGCGACGACGCTCCCCTGGTCGTCTTTCACCTCTTGGACATCGGCACTCTCCGAAATCGAGAAGCCGGTGACGATGAGGCCGGAAACTTCCGGTGTTCCATAAGTGGCCGAGGAGACGGCCGATGAGCGGTAGATTGAAGCTGCCATGTTATTGAGTTGGTTGGGTTGGGTTGCGGGTTACGGGAGAGGGGCGGGTGTCAAATCGGGGCGTGGATGAGGCCGAGGAGGAGGGAGGCTGTGGTGAGCCAGCGGCCTTCTTGTTGGGACTCCGACCAGGTGCGGAGGTCGGCACCGGCGAGGGTGAGCGGCGCGGCGAAGGAGTCGGCGAGCGCGGTTGCGGCGAGGAGAGAGGTTTTGAGCGAGTCGGCGAGGGCGGCGTGGGTCTCGAGCGCGGCCTCGACGACGGAGGGAGTGGCGAGGACGATGGAGGCGGTGACTTTGTAGAGGCCGCGCACCACGAGTTCGGTGCTCTCGACGCCGACGATGAGGACGGGCTGGTCGTTGGGAATGGGGTCGCTTGATTGGCCGGTGTGGACGGGGATGCCGTCAAAGGCGGGCTGACTGCGGAGCCAGGCGGCGAGGGAGGTTTCGACTTCGAGGTTCATTGCGCGGCTCCCGGGGTGACCACGCAGGTGATTTCGGCGGGGTTGTTGAGGGCTTCGCCGACCGTCTGGATGAGGTAGCTGCGGCCGTGGAAATGAATCTGCTCGCCTCGGCGGGGGGCGCTTTCGAGGTCGCTGGCTTGGAAGCGGACGGTGAACTCGCCGCCTTGGCGGAGGCCGCCGGACTCAAGATCGAAGGAGACGGCGACGGGGGAGACGCAGGCGCGGAGGTCTTGCGCGCGGAATTTTACGGGGATGCCGAGGAGTTGGTTGCGCGCGGCGGCGGCGAGGGTTTCGAGGCGGGATTTTTGCGACGGCGACACGCCGAGGCGGGCGTGTCAAAAAAAGCAAAACGCCCGACCGGGAAAGGCGTCCGGTCGGGCGGTTGCGGGCTGGCGCGGGGATCGCGCCGGTTGGGGTTATCAGTCGTTGACGATGAGGGCCATGGTGCCGGCTGTCAGGCCTGCGCTGGCACCGAACATCACTTCCAGAGAAGCGATGAGCGAGCGGGTGCTCTTGTCGCTGTAGACATTGTAAGCGACCGAGAGGCCGATGTTGTCGAGCGTCACGGAGTCGCTGACGAGGTAGTCGTTGTCTGCCAAGGCTGGCACGGCGGCCGCCATGACGAGCGCCTCGGGTGAGCACGCGAAGCCTTTGAGGCCTGCTTCTCCGCCGAACGAAGTTGCGTAGTGGACGCCGTTCTCGAAGCCATACGCGCCGTCGCCGAGGTTGAGCGCGGTGGTGCTGGTCGGGATGAGGTTCGAGTAGATGACGGGCGAGACGACGAGGCCCTTGCGGACGCTCTTGTGGACGGCGGCCCAGAGCTTGGGCAGGTCGCCGCTGACGCCGGTGATCGATCCCTCGGCAGTTTCGACAACGGCCGCGCCGAAGTTGGCGACGGTTACGGGAGTCGTGGCGAGGGTCCAGATTTTGTCGGCGATCGCGTCGACATTGATCTGGATGAGGCGCTCCAAGCGGTGTGCGGATTGGAGGTCGCTGTAGCTGAGGCCGAAGGGCTGGTAGATGTGATCGAGGCTGACCGAGGCTTTTCCGAGGGTCGTGCCGCCGATGCTGTTGAAGGTGGTGGGGTTCACCGCCGTGCTGGCAGTCGCGGAAGCGATGGGCACATGGACGGTGTCCTTGGGCTTCTTAACATCGGAGGAGAAGTCCGAGGCGAAGAGGTTCAGCGCGGCGAGGCGCTTGCTGAGGACGGTTTTGGTCTGCTGGGCGATGCTGTCCTGAAGGAGAGCGCTGTCGATGGTGTTGGGCATTGTGGTGGGTTGGGTTGGTGGATTGGGTTAGCGGGTGACTTTGTTCCGGTGCTGGAAGATGAGGTTTTTGTGTTTCTCGAAGAGGCGGGAAGCGGCTTGGCGGTCGCCTGCTTCCACGGCGGCCAGATACTCAGCCACCGGATCGGCGGCTTCTGGCGCGGAATTTTCGATGATTGGGACGACGCGGGCGGGAGCGAGGCCGAGGCTGGACTCGAGGCGGGCGAGGTCTTCGCTCACGCGGTCAAACTTGGCTTTGTAGGCAGAGGCTTCAGCGAGGGCGCTGTCGAGCTTCGCAGAGAGTTCGTTGTATTTGGCGAGGATGCTGTCGGCGGCGCTGGCCTTGGCTTGCGGCTCGGCGACTTCCTCGGCGGGGACTTCTTCCACGACGGGCTCCGACGGAGCCGACGCATCGGGCGCATCGGACGGATCTGCAACGGGGGCGGATTCGCTCACGACGGTGGCGGCGGGGATCTCGACGACCTCGGGCTGTTCGGGCGTTTCGGTGACTACTGGTTCGGTCATGCCCTTGGCGAATTTGTCAAATCGCGCGCGCAAACTCTCCGGTGTGGCGGTGGCTGCAGCAGCGACGCCTTCCTCGATGGCGTCGGCGAAGCCGAGGGCGACGGCTTCGACGGCGTCGAGCCATGTCTCGGAATCCATCATCTCGGCGATCTGCTCCTGATCCATGCCGGTCTTGCGGGTGTAGGCGTTGACCAGCGTGCTCTTGAGCTTGTCGAGAAGGTCAGCTTCTTTGCGAAGCTGCTCGCTGTCGCCTGCGGAAACCGTCCACGGATTGTGGATCATGAGGAGGGCGTTGTCGGCGATGTAGACTGGAGCGCCTGCCATGGCGATGACGCTGGCCATCGAGGCGGCGAGGGCGTCGATGTGGACGGTCAGGCCGCCTTTGTGCCTCCGGAGAGCGTTGTAAATCGCGGTTCCCTCAACCACGGAACCGCCGGGCGAGTTGATGCGCAAATGAATGTGCTGGCCGTCGAGTTTGCCGAGATCTGCGAGGAATTCTTTTGAGCCTGCGCCGAAAGCACCGACCTCATCGTAGAGATGGATCGTTGCCGTGCCGTCGTTGGATTTTTCCAAAGCATAAAATTTGGTCATGATGGGATTGGGGTTGAGGTGAGTTGGCTTTGCTGGTTGGGGAAGACTTGGGAGATGTCGAGGCCGAGGGCTTCGCACTTGGCTTTGCGGCGGATGTAGGCAGAGAGGATGTCGTCCTCTTCGGCTTCGGCATCGAGGCCGTGCATGTTGCAATAGCGCTCCCAGCTCAGATAACCGGAGTCGAGGAGTTGGGCATACAACCTGCCATCTCTCCCATTATCGACCGTGATCTTGCGGGGCGTGACCCACTCAACGCGCCACCAGTCGTCGCCCGGATAGGGCAGGCGGCCGGCTTGGATTTCCTGATAGATCCAGTATTTCCACGCAGGGAAACAAAACTGATCGATGACCATTTGTTGGATGCGGTCGAGGAAGTTCTGAGCGACTTCGAGGAGGGCGCGGGTCTCGGTGCCTGCGAGACCGACGAGGAGCATGAGCGCCTCGGGCGGCACGCCGATGGCGCGGGCGATGTCCGAGGTGTAGTCGCGCATGAGCGGCTCGAAGGCGGGGCCGGGGATTTCGTTTTTGAAACTCTGAATGCTTTCGCCTGGCTTGAGGCGGGGGATGAGCGTGCCGTTGTAAAGGTTGTCCGTGGTGATTTCGTCTCCGGCGGCGTTGGTGATTTTGCCAGCGCCGAGGCCGATCTTCATGGCTTCGTTGCTGGTGATGGAATAGCCGATCTGCGACCCGGCTTTGAACGCGCCTTTCACATAGGCTTTTGTCTCGCTCTTGTCCTGTGCGGGGATGATGGCGGAGTGCAGCCAGGAAACGCCGCGCGGTTGGCCGATGCGGCGGACATGGCGGATGTGCATCATGTCGTTCGCGGGGACATCGACATACCCGGCTTTGGCGCGGTCGGTGATGACGCGGTAGCTGGTGGGTGCGCCGAAGCGGTCGAGGAGGAGACCATCCACGGCGAAGTCGGGAGAGTTTGCGGTGTTGCCTACGGCTTCCCCGCCGATGAAGCGGAACCGTGCGCCGTCGTTGCCGGTGACGAGTTTCTGCGCGAAGACATCGCCGTCGATGGCGACTTGGCGGACGATGAGGCTTTGCGCGCTGTAGAAATTGACGGAGTCGCTGGCATCGAATGCCCAAGCCTCTCCGCAGGCGCGGTCCTCGAAATGGCGCTCGGCGGCGCGGTTCCACGCGCTGTCTGCGGTGCGGGCTTTTGGAACGATGCCGAGGCCGATGGCGCGCTGCGCGATGTGCTCGATGATATAGGTGACCTCGGGGACATTGTTGTAAAGCCAGCGGGCTTTTTTCAACAACTCGGCGCGGGTGCGGGGTGTGACCTCGCGGCGGGGGTCAATCGTATTTAGCCATATGAGGCTGCGGTTGTTTGAAAGTTCGGCGGCCTCGAAGGCGGCGGCTTTGGCGTCGAGCTTGCGCGGGCGGCCGGCACCGGGGCGATGTCCACCCCATCCACTTGATTTCTTGATTTTCGAGGGCATTGCCCTCGCGGCGGTGTCAAACGGGCGAGGTCACGCTGCCGAAGTTGGCGAAGGTGCCGAGCTGGCGCGGGGCGGTGCCTTCGGCGAGGAGTTCTTCGACGGCTTGGAGGAGGAGCCAACGGGGGAAACTGACTTGCCCGGAGCTGCTCGCGCCTTCGCTGCCGAGGGATGTGATGACGACTTCCTCAGTGGCCGACGAGAAGGTGGCGAGCGCGAGGGCTTCGAGTTCGGCGGTTGTTTTGGTGCGGCGGAGGAAGGATTTCACGCCGCTGATTTTGTCGAGGTCGGTCACGCCGGAGGGGGCGTGTCAAAATGATTTCACCACGGAGGACACGGAGAGCACAGAGGGGAAAAAGAAAAACGCGCCCTTGATGTGCATCACCTTTGAGGGCGAGAGGCACGGCGCGTGTGTTTTATTTTGCAGGGACGGCGCGGCCGCACCTTTTCAGACGCCGGGTTTCCAATCTTACGGCGCACCATACGGTGACCTCCCGAGATCGATGTGGCGACGACCGAATTCTCCGGGACAAGTCGCTCATCCGTGTAGCTCGCCTGCCTGCGAGGATTTGGGGGGAGTCAAAGTTTTTGTAACGAAATTTGTTTCGTTACCAAATTTCAAGGTTGGCGATAAAAACCGTAGTCTCTTTTAATTCGCTCGGCTTCGGTCATGTAATACTCGACCCATCGGAGCGCTTGTTCCAGTTCGGCGCGGGCGGTATCGAGTTCGGATTGGAGCCTGAAAGCTTTTTTACCAAGCGCCAAAAGCTCGGGGATGACTTGTGCACGAAACTCGTAATGCCGGTCGATGGCAGCTGCAAAGTCGTATGTATTGTCGTATGGTGCCATGCGACTCAAAGTTTGGACTCGATATATTTCCCTCGGCTCAGGTCGCCGCGATCTCGGTCGAGTTTTTGCCAGCTTTCGGGTTGCATGGAGACGCTGCGTGTCACGGCTGTCCGGCCTTTTGCGTTGGCGGATTTCTTGCCTTTCGGGCGGCCGGCTCCTTTGCGCGCGCCGCCGTGGGTGGGTTTGGTCATTTCGGGCGGGGGTAGTAGCCGGAGGGGGTGTCCACTTGGGTGAGCTTTGGATTCTGCTGGAGGATAACGGCGGCCTCGCCGGGCGTGATGTCTTTGCTGACGACGGCTCGCGTGCCGATGGTTTTGAATTTGATTTCGGTTTTCATTTTGCGGAGAGGCTGCATTGGAAATCGCCCATGTTCAAAACATCCACCAAGTCGCCGACGGTCTCGGAAAATTCCTCGGCGATTGTTCCTTGCTCCATATCATATTCGACGCCGGTGCGCTCGAGGCGAATTTGTTTTAAGTGCTCGCTTTGAATTTCTGTAAATCCTGCCTGCATGATGTCCACCGCTTCGCGGAGATTTGTTTCTCGGTCGCAAATGGTTTTCCGGCCGCCGCCACAGAGCTTAGTGAGAAGCAATCCAATTTGAATTTTTTCGGATTCTTTTGAGGATGCTTGAGTGAGAGTGATGTTGTAGAGGTCTTGGTTTTTCATTTTTTGATTTTTCGTTGGTTGGTGGTTGGCGGTCAAGGTTAGCGCGGGGATCGAACCCGCGCCGGGGGTTGGTTAGGCGGCGAGAAAGTAATTTTTTATTCCGGTGACCCAGTCGATTTCTTCGATAGTGGCGTCGGTGTAGAGCGCATCGGATTCTTCCCATGCTGCGAAGCCGCGAGCGATGAGAGTCAATGTGAGGCTGGTTCTCCAACTGGGCGTTTGGAGTGCGGTGAATTTGTAGATGTTGATGGTTTCGGTGGTGTTCATTTTTTGTCGTTGGTTTTTGGTTTTTGTCTTTGCCGTGGTGGCTTCGATCTGTGGACACTCTCGCACGCTCTTGATTTCTCGTCAACAACTTTTTTTCAAAAAATGAAAATAATTTTGGTGGCTTGCGGAGCCGCTTAAAACCTAGCTCGGCGGGCGGGATCATTTTGTTGATGCCACCGAAATGATCGCACCCGCAGGCAGTCCGGCGGTCGGAGAAACTTCGCCGGACTGCGGTCCGTCGCTTGACGGTGGAGGCTAGTGGCTCCCTGCGGGGCGAAAGACTAGGACATCCCGAAGATTTTCATAAGGTCGGCAACGGCGGCGGGGTTCTCTGGCTGAGGGCTCGGCTCGTGCTCGGGCTCGCCTTCGTGAATGGCCAAGTCCCATGTCTGGTCGAACATCTTGCGCAGGCCGCGCGTTGACAAAGTAACATTTCCATCACGCTCGAATGCGGGATTCTTTGCGCAGTATATTTTCCAGAGTTGGGATTTTTTCATTTGAATTCGATGGCTCCGGCTTTGCGGAGTTGTTGGGCGCAGGCGTAGTTGAGGCGAACGGAGTCGGCGAAGTGGTCGCCTGCGACTGAGCGCCATTCCTTGCGGCCTTTTTTGCTGACGATGATTTTTTGACCCATGAAGGCGGACAGGAATTCTTCGCCGGAGTCTTTGGGGAAAAACAGGAATGGGGATTTGCGCTTGGCGATGCGGTCGATGAAGAGGGAGACTTTCGAGGCAAATTCGTTGACGGTGTAAAGCGGCATGGTGGGGTATTCCTTGAGCACGCTTTCGGAGATGCTGCCGAAATTCGCGCCGGAGCCTTTGGCGGGGAAAAAGAAATTCCCAGAGAGGTAGCAGGCGCGATAAACGGCGTTGGCGTTAAAGCCTGAGTCGAGGAGGCCGCCGATGGGGGTGACTTCCCTGCCGTCGGGCGTTTTGAATTTCTGCGACTGCGCGACCTGGAGCATGTCCTCGATGCCGGTGACGGTGCCGTAGTCGAGCACATAGGCGTCGCCATTTTCTGAAAAGGCCATGGTGGTCCAGTGCGATGTGTCTTGGCCGACATCGGCTGACAGGGTGATGGCGACGGGCTCGATGGGGCAGGCTCCGCGAAGGTAGTCTCCACGACAGGCGAGGACTTCGGCGCTGGTGGCTCCGGTGCCTTGGACGGTCCACCGGCGGGCGTTGCGCTTTTGGATGAATTGTTTCATGGCCTCGGTGTCTCCGGCCTTGCGGTCGAGATCGGCTTTGACCCACTCGACGGCGAGCGATCCCCACGGAATCCACCAGACGGCGCTGGCATCGTAGTGGAAGGCGATGCGGCCGGGCGCGCCATTCGATGTGACGATGTAGCGGGAGCCGGAGGAGAGGGCGCGGCGGATGCGGGGGTCGTCCATGTATTCGTGCGAGCAGGTGGGGCAGACGAGGCGGGCGCTCTTGGCGACGCGGTCCCAGAGCATGGAGCCATTGGCGTCGGTCTCTCGGTCGAAGGCGATGTTTTTGAAATCCCACGGGTGGACTTCGCCGCATAGGCATTGCCAGGAGAATTCGCGTTTCTCGCAGAGGTCTTCGGCGTCGTGGAAGTCGTCGCCTTCTTCGCCGCCTTGGGAGACGAGGATGCGGCGGGCGTTCCAGCGATCGTGGGTGCGCCGGCGGAATTCCTCGAGCATGCCGCGCTTCCAGCGCCAGACCTCATCGGCGATGGCCCAACGGATGGATTTCTCCTGGAGGCTGGTGAGGTTGGCCCCGCCGATGAAGAGGGGCATGTGGGGAAAGAGGATTTCGGTTTTGCGCTTCTGGTGGCGGTCTTTCGGGAAGAGCTTGGCGACCGAGGGGATGGCTTCGAGCATCGGGCCGAGGCGCGACTCTGCCCACTGCTTGGCGGTCTTGTCGGTCTGGCCGGTGACAAGGGTCGGGCCGGGGTTCTCGCTGATGATCCACGCGAGGAGCGACTCGAAGAGCGTCGTCTTGCCACTGCCGACAGGCGCGCAAATGATGATCTCGTCGTTGGTGTCTTTGGCGATCTCCTCGATGGGCTCGTTCATCCATTGCGCTGTCGTGGAATCGAATTGCGTATTCCGAGCCGAATGCGGGACGACGACATGGCGAGACATCCATTGCACGGGGCTCAGGCGCTCGCCGGGGTTGACTCCGAGTTTGAAGAATTCCGCAATCATTCGTCGGCGAGGGTTTTGAGGATGCGGTTGATTTCGTCCTCTAGGATCGGGACCATCTGCGCCGCCGATAGACCTTCGAGTCTGCCAGGCAATGCGCCAACCCACGAAAGGAGTTGAGCCTTCACGGCCATGCCGAGAGCGATCATTTCCTCCTCTACTTTCTCTTTCGCAATGTGTTTTCCCTTCGTGACCTCAAGGAGATATTCGATGCGGTCGCCCTCGAGCTTGAGCTTGCGCAACCTCGCCGCCTTCATGTCCTCGACGGGTAGGCCGGTCGTCTCGGATTCGGCGGCGAGGTTGCGAGCCTGCCGCTTCGTCACAGCAAGCTCGTCGGCAATGCGATCCGTCACCGGATTGCGCGGGCGACCCTTGCCCCTCTTGGGGGTGTTCTTTGGTTTCATTATAGGGAAATGGGAATTTTATTGCTCACACAAAACTAACGAGCGACTGGCAAACT